AATGGCCCACGGAGGTGACTTCTTCCAGTGCGTGAATTGCGGGATCACTGCCAAGCTGCGTGACCCGAGCCACGGCAGAAAGCAGAGATACTGTGCTGCCTGTGCCGCAGAGATCAACATACGCAAGACCTCTGACCGTGCTATGCTCGCCCGCCAATCTGACATAAGCGAAAGTTAAGCGTATTTGTAATTTTCAAAATCTCCCTATGCGCATTTGAAAAATGGCACCCCTCAATCCATTGGGCCGCAATGGATTGAGGGGTTTTGTCAATTTGCTAATAATGACGGGAATAGAAGAACAAAAAAGAAACGAAAAAAATTTTAAAAAAAAGGATGAATGTAAGTGATCGCAATTACCAAGGAAGAAAAGAAAATCATACGTGAGAAGTTCCCCGATCTGCACATCGTGCGCACCATGAAGCAGGACTCGAAGCGCGGGCATTACTTCATGGTGGAGGCACCTGGCGCGATGAAGCTGTTGCGGGAGCTGCGCGGGTGGAAACAAGGGAAGGGAGTGTAACCTATCACAAATACCGTAAGCTATCAGGAGATGCGGAAGATCGTGCTTGGCAAGCTGGTCGACCACACGATCGACGCAGATTTTGAAGAACTCAGCGAGCCGCTGTTCGGCGAGGGCAACTGCTACTCCTCCTCGGAGACCAGAAAGCGGATGTATGGCATGAAAGCTATCATCGAGGCCATTGACCGGGAGGGCGCAGAGAAGGTACAGGGTGAGGATGCCGTCTCTCTGCTGGACCAAAAGCGGATCGAGCTGCAGAAAGAGCGGCAGAAGTTCTTCGACCAGCGTGCGGCGTTCAATCGCGCCGTCCGGGAGCGAGCACGCCAGGAGGAATTGAATGAGATCCTGGTGGATGCTGTGCGTTCTGGAAATCTGCCGCAGTTGAAGTATGAGCCGGGGGATATCCAGGACTCGGATAACGACCTGTTGGTCAGCCTGAACGACATCCACTACGGGGCGAATGTGTCCAACTACTGGAATACATATAACTCCGAGATCTGCCGCCAGATGATGTGTGTCTACCTGGACCGTATTCTCTCCATTGCCAAGACCCATAGGAGCGAGCGCTGCATTGTGTGGGCAAACGGGGACGAGATTTCCGGGAACATCCATCAGTCGATCGCAGTGACCAACCAGGAAAATGTGATCGAGCAGATCAAGGGCGTGTCGGAACTGATCGCCGAATTTTTAGCGGAGCTGAGTGGGCATTTCCAGAAGGTGATCTTTGTCAGCGTTGCCGGGAACCACAGCAGGCTGGATCCAAACAAGGACCGCGCTCTGCTGAACGAACGCCTGGACGATTTGGTGGAGTGGTATCTATCTGCCAGATTGCAGAATTTTGAGAACATCGTCATCGGCGGTGGAGACAAAGTGGATGAGACCATGTACCTGATCGACATCCGAGGGAAGACCTACTGCGGCGTCCACGGAGATTTCGACGGGTCGCCCGGTAAAGTACAGGCGTTACAGACCATGGCGATGAAGCCGGTCTATGCAGTGCTGTCGGGGCACCTCCACCACAACAAGGTGGACGAGGTGCAGGGCATGAAGACGATCATGGCTGGCAGCTTTCTCGGTATGGACGATTTTTGCGTCCAGAAGCGGATCGTAGGCAGGCCGGAGCAGATGGTGTGCGTGTGCGATGAAAGCGGCGTGCACTGTGTGTACGATATCCCTTTGGGATAAAAGAACTTGAAACTAATGAATAATGAAAGGATGAAAGTATGGATTTAAAAAGAACGGACTTGATCCAGCAGCTTGTGGAGCGGCATGGATATACGAAGGCGGCAGCGACCAGCATCGTGGATGATTTCACGGAGAGCATCCTGTACAACCTGGAGAATGGCAATACGGTATCCCTGCATGGTTTTGGGTGCTTCGATCTCCTGGAGCGTAAGGAGCGGCGCTGCCCGAACCCGCAGACTGGCGAGACGGTGACAGTCCCTGCTCACTACATTCCCAGGTTCTACCCCTGGCGAGCGATGCGCAGAGCCGTGAAAGTGTGGGAGGACAACACGAAGCGAGGTCTGGCTTAAATGGCGACAACGGTAAAGCGCAAGAAGCTGGAGAAAGTCGATCACGACGACAAGGAAGCAAACAGCCAGCGGTTTTATTGCTGCAGGTGCGGTCATGCGTTTAGCCGTCAGAAGGGGTACTTCCCTGTCAGCCACAGTCCCATGTATCGCAGCAACGGGTACCTCCCCTGGTGCAACGACTGCGTGGAGGATATGTACGACCAGTACCGCGAGAGCCTCGGGGACGATAAGCTGGCGATGCACCGGATGTGCATGAAGATGGATCTCTACTGGAGTGAAGCCATTTACTCCATGGTAGAGAAGATGTCCGGTGTGCAGTCCAGGATCCGGAACTACATAGGCAAGACGAACATTATCCGCTACATCGACAAAACCTACGATGACACGATCAGCGAAGGGATCTCTCTGATCTCCGACGCCAGAGCAACACAGCGTGTCGTTACAGTGAATGCAGACAGCGAAGACGGCGATGGAGACGCGACAGCAGCACCGGTCATTACGATCACCCAGTCCGTGATCGACTTCTGGGGACCGGGGTTCGCCCCAGACTTTTACGCAGAACTGGAGCGCAGATACCGAGACTGGACTGGCGGCAACGACATCACAGACCCGGCGGAGCGATCCCTATACCGCCAGATCTGTATGCTGGAGACGATGATCTCCAGAGACAGCGCCCAGGGGAAGGCGATCGACAAGAATGTCAGTACCCTGAACGCTCTACTCGGCAGCATGAATCTAAAGCCTACACAGCGAAAAGAGGATGTCGACGCTGAACTTGAAAAGATGCCATTGGGCGTTGGTATCCAGAAGTGGGAGTACAGCAGACCATTGCCCAAAACACCGGAAGATCTGTGCGACCAGTCAGGCAGGGTCAAAAATATCACGACCTGGTTTTTGGGGCACGTATGCAAGATGGTCGGTCTTCGCAATGGGTACTGCAAGATGTACGAGCAGGCGATGGACGAGTTGCGGGTCAAGCGACCGGAATATGCTGATGAAGACGATGACACCCTCTTGTACGACATCTTTCACGAGTCCGGCACGGGCGGTGGTTGATGATGGCTGATGCAACACAGGGCAAGAGCAGGCGTGAGCGTGTCATTGAGGGCATGGCGGTTTGGGGCAGTTACTACCGGGAGAATATCGACGAGTTCGTCAAAGAGTACCTACAGCTGGATTTTCTGAAGTGGTTCCAATATGATCTGCTGGTCATGATGAACCGTGCCCGCGTATTCTTATGGATTGCTGCTCGTGGTATGGGAAAGTCCTTTTTGATCGCCATTTTTGTGGTCGTTCGTTGTATCCTCTACCCCGGCACGAAGGTGGTGATTACTTCTGGCACACGAGGCCAGAGTATCAACATCCTGGAAAAGATCCAGACTGAGCTCATGCCAGCATCTCCGAATTTATGCAATGAAATCGATCTGGAAGCGTCAAAGTTCTCCGGGCAGGACGCCAAGATCATGTTTAAGAATACGAGCTATATTAAAGTCGTTACCGCATCCGACAACGCGAGAAGCAACCGCGCAAACATTTTGATTGTCGATGAGTTCAGAATGGTCAAGAAAGATACGATCGACACCGTGTTAAAAAAGTTCCTGACCAGCAGAAGGATGCCAGCGTACAAGGATCTGACACAGGAGGAACGTGTTGAGGAGTATAAGAAGGAGCCAAACAAATCGTTTCTGGCTTCTTCGGCCTTCTTTAAGGATCATTGGTCATATAACAAGATGCTGGATACCTTCAAGATGATGCTTGACGATACGAAGACGGATTTTATGTGCGGGTTCCCGTATCAATTATCCATCCAAGAGGGGCTTCTTTATCCAGAAGATGTAGAGAGCGATATGCTGGAAGCGGATTTCAATGAGATCAAATGGTCGATGGAGATGGAGGCTCTGTGGTTTGGTAACGAGGACGGTTCGTTTTTTGATTTTGCGTCGGTTTCCAAGAACCGAAAGATCCAATATCCCATGCTGCCGGACCGGCTTGCCGCTAAGGTTGGCAACAGTGCGAAGGTGCGTATTCCGCCGAAGCAAAATGGGGAGAAGCGCATTCTCTCTGCGGATATTGCTTTGATGTCCAGCAAGAAGCACAACAACGACGCTTCCGCAATTTTTATTAACCAAATGATCCCTACCAAAGCTGGGCGGTATACCAACAACATTGTATACTGCGATGCCAGGGAGGGGATGCACACGGAGGACCAGGCGCTGACGATCCGCAAGCTGTACGACGAGTTCCAGTGCGACTACATCGTGATGGATACCAATGGTGTCGGCCTGGGCTGCTATGACTGTCTGGTGCGTGACATGAACGATCCCGATACGGGCGAGGTTTACCCTGCCCTCTCCTGCTGCAACGACCCCGCGATGGCGGAGCGCTGCACAGTGGCTGGGGCTGAAAAGGTCATCTGGTCGATCAAGGCCGGTGCCGCAATGAACTCCGACTGCGCGGTTCTGCTGCGCGAGGGATTTCGGAGCGGTAAGATCCGTCTGCTGATGACGGAATATGACGCAGAGAACTTGCTCGGTGAATTGCCCGGCTATCACAAACTCCCCGTCTCTGAGCGGACACAATTGCAGCTGCCGTATATCCATACGACGCTGCTGATCGATGAGTTGGTCAAGCTGCGCCACGAGGAGACGGGTGGCAAGGTGAAGATCTCGGAGCGGTCTGGTATGCGGAAGGACCGCTACTCCAGCTTGAGTTATAACTACTATGTTGCGACTCAGCTCGAAAGCAAGTTAAGCAGGCACACTGGGATGGACTTTAGCACAAAGAACAGCTTTTATTTTAAAGCCCCAAAAATAAAAAGAGAGGAGGCGCATCGGTACGGAAACTAACGAACAACAGAAAACAGACGCCAGTTCCTTCACTGGAAAGTTTAGGATCACGGAGAGGTTTGCATTGCTCAATCGTCTGATCACAAGAGATTTGAACAACAACATCAACGTCCCTACATTTTCAGTTTACACCAAGGATGACATTTCGACATACCTGTCTAACCCATACCAATATGAGAAGCAGCTGCGAAAGGCAGTTGTGTACATCTATGGTGCCAGTTCTCATTTCAGGCGCTTGATCCAGTATTTCGCCGGGCTGTCCGACCTGTCCTATGTGGTGTCTTCCTATCGGGTCGACCCGAAAAGCGCCAATGTAAAGACAGTAAACCGGAACTACCGCAAGGTCATGAACCTGATGAGCGCAATGAACGTGAAGACCCAGTTTGCCAAGATCCTAACGGTCTGTCTCCGGGAGGATGTATTCTACGGGACCATGTGGGTGACCAGCGACAATGTGACGATCCAGCAGCTGCCCTCGGACTACTGTGCGATCTCTACAATCGAGGGGAACGTGCTGAACGTCAGCTTCGACTTCTCTTACTTCGATTCTAATAGCCAGTATCTCCCCTACTACCCACAGGAGTTCCAGACAAAGTACAGGCAGTACCAAAATGACAGACGTGGCGCCCGGTGGCAGGAGCTGGACTCCCCCACTTCTTTCTGTATCAAGTGCAACAACGATGTTTTAGAATACGCCATGCCGCCCTTCGCGGGGATTCTGCGTGACATCTATGACATCGAGGACTACCGGGCTTTAAAAATGTCGAAGACTACGCTGGAGAACTACGCTTTGCTCGTCATGACGCTTGGCTGCGACAAAGACGGGAACTGGCAGATGGACTTGAACAAGGCGGTGGATTTCTGGCAGAACCTGGACTCTGTGCTGCCGGAGGAGGTCGGTTCCGTCCTGTCTCCCATGCCAATCAATAAGATCAGCTTTGAGAAATCGAATACGGGCGACACCAACACGATCGCGGAGGCGGAACAGAATCTGTATACCGCTGCTGGTGTGTCCTCCCTGCTGTTCAACAACGACAAGGCGTCCGCGAACGCACTGCTGTTGTCCATCAAGGCTGATCAGGCGATGACCTTCGGGATCGTCAAGAGTATCGAGGACATGGTGAACCGATATATCCAGGCGCAGAGCTACGGGAAGAACTTCAAGGTCACTTTCCTGGACGTCTCCCCGTACAACCGCAAGGAGATGGGCGACGCCTATCTGAAAGCGGCGCAGTTCGGGCTGCCCACGATCTCGATGTATGCGGCCTCTCAGGGGCTGAGTCAGTCGGAGCTGGACGGCATGAGCTTTTTGGAAAATCAGGTACTTGGTCTGTCCGATATGTTTATCCCGCTAAAGAGTTCCGCTACGCTCAGTGCTACGGACGGCAATGGCGCAACGGATGAGGGCGGCGCCCCGCAGAAGGATACGGGAGAGCTGACGGACAGCGGAGAGCAGAGCCGCGAGGACGGAGATGATTGGTAGTCATGGGAGTGCCGAAATTTATTTATGTGTACAGCGTACAGGCGAGAGATGATCTGGAGTCGATGGGCTATCAGCTGCTGACCGGCAATGACAGGGACGGTACCTATGTCTTTGTCTATGACGGTAGGATCGACTTTGAGAAAACAGATCTGAATTACACTTTGTCTGATACGTTGGTACTATGACCCTCACCGTTTGGTGGGGATTTTGCTATGTCTGTGAGAAAGGTGGTGAAGCCGTATGAGCGAGCGAAGCATGAGCCTTGTGTTCGCGTCCGGAATCAGTGATCTGACCCAGCGCAACGCTTCGTTTGACAGCGGTGTGCTGCGGGTGGCCTACACCGGGCGCAATCGAAACAACAGCTTCATCAGCAAGGAGACGTTTGAACGGTGCATCCAGAGCATCTATAACTGCCCGATCGTATGCAATTACGACCGTGAGACCGACACCATTGGCGAACATGACATGACCATTGTGCCGGATGAGAGTGGTGGGATGCGGGTAGTCAACGAGACGCAGCCTGTGGGTTTGGTGCCTGAGAGCGCCCGGTGGTGGTGGCAGGAGATGGAGGACGAGGGCGGGATCCACGAATACCTCTGTGTTGACGTACTGCTGTGGAAACGGCAGGAGGCGTACCGCAAGATCAAGGAGGATGGGATCACCGACGAGTCCATGGAGATCTCTGTCAAGGAAGGCGGAATGCAGGACGGGGTCTATGTGATCGACCGTTTTGAGTTTACGGCTTTCTGCCTTCTCGGGTCGGCAAAGCCGTGCTATGAAGGCGCTTCGCTGGAGACGTTCTCGAACTGTACGTTCAAACAGCAGCTTGCTGAGATGATGCGGGAATTCAAGGAAGCTATAAGCAAGGAGCAACCCTCGCCAGAGGTTGCCATAGATAACCAAAAATTTTCAATGGGAGGAGGAGAAGAAGCATTGGAGGAAAAGATGGCACTGGTCGCGGAGTACGGGGTCGATATTGACACCCTGGACTTTGCGATCAACGACTTTACCGTGGAGGAGCTGCGGGAAAAGTTTGAGACGCTGAAGGCCGAGCCCAGCGCAGAGCCAGAAGAGCCCGTCCAGGGCGACCAGTCTTTCTCGCTGGAAGGCCAGCTGAGAGACGAGCTGGTAGAGGCTCTGGAGGCTGAGACGGTCGAGACCTGCTTCGGTCCTATGCCCCGCTATTGGTTCATGGATTATGACCGTGAGGCTATGGAGGTATATGGGCACGATGAGCAGAACTGGAACCTGTATGGGTTCCCCTTCACCATGGACGGAGACCATGTGGTCATCGACTTTGACGCCGGGAAGCGCAAGAAGATCGCCGTGGTGGACTACGACGAGGGTGCCCAGGGCAACGCGCTGGCAAGAGTTTTCGCCCAAGCTCAGGAGAAGTACACCGCCAACGACACCCAGTGGGCCGAGAAGTATCAGGCCGCTGAGGACAAGGCCGCATCCATGGAGGGTGAACTGAACACTTTGCGCCAGTTCAAGGCGGAGACGGAAGAAGCTCAGACCCAGGTGGAGCGCAATGAGATCTTTGCAAAATTCGAGGATCTGAACGGCGTGGAGGCGTTTGAGACTCTGCGGGAGCACAGCGCCGAGTACGCGCTGGATACGCTGGAGGAGAAATGCTATGCCCTGCGGGGTCGGTATGGAATGCAGGCGAAGTTTTCCTGCGAGCCGAAGGCCCCCAAGCTGCCTGTGGATGGCGGCAAACGCACCGCAAAGGATGAACCCTACGGGGGTATCTTTGCGGAATATGGGATTTATCCCGACAATCAACCCAATTAAATAAACTATAAGGAGGTAACAAAAACATGAGCTACTGTGTAATTAGAACCGATTTGCTGTCGGGGACGAAGCAGCCCGCCGATCTTGTCTCTCTGCGTTTTTATGACGGCGAGGGCGAAAACGGCAATGTCGCCGAGGTGGAGAACGGCGTGATCGTCAAGCTGTTGGGCTATGAGGATGGTCAGCGCGAGGTGATGAAGGCTGTTGCCGCTTCTGCTGATGACGACCTGAACGAGTGTGCCATTGTCGCCGGTGTTGAGGTGATGTACGACGAGCGGAAGAAGAATCTGGATGAGTACATCAACGAGGCCGGTCAGGCTACTCGTGGCTACATCCCCCGCAGCCGCAACATTTTCTCCGTGACTAAGGACGGTTTCGTGGACGGTCAGGTGCCCGAGAAGGGCAAGGAGGTCGGTATCGGCACCGGCGGTAAGATCGACGCCAGCGGCACCGGGCTGGGTACCTGCGTAGATGTGGAGAAAGCCGGTCGCTACACTTACTACGCCATCAAGATCGGCAAGACTGAGAACTAAAGAAGGAGGTAAAGAACAATGGCTGATATGAACGATATTGTGAAGGTTGCTGTTGATGCCTACAACGGCAATGTC